TCACGCGGCCTTGTCGGTCACGATGCCGCTCAGGTAATTGGCCAGATCGTGCAGGTAGACAAACGGATGACCCTGCCGCGTGCCGCCTGTGCGGTTGACCTTGAGGTCAATGCGCCCCGCGTTGATCTTGCGTAACAGGTTGCGATCACTCGACAGGTGCGAGAAATAACGCTCCCTGACGGCGCTCAGCGATGGGCACGGCGTGGCGAATTCTTTGCGCAGTTGGTCCAGTATTTCGTTCATTCCATGACTCCCTGTGGTTTGTATGTAAGGACTCCCAAAGTGGGGTACATGCAAACGATACGATATGTAGCGCATTCATACAATACAGTTTGTATTTTAAATACAGACTGTATGAATCTTCCTACAAGGAATCGATGTACCAGCACACGTGCGCGATGCCATTTTCAGGGTAACGGGTCACGGTGATGCCCTCTGCCTCGCTGATCTCCTCCAGAATCCGCTCCCAATGTTCAAGCGCCTCGCCCGGCTCTCTGACCAGTAAAACCTGGTGCTCGATTTGAGCCTTGTCACTGATGATGGCGTCCTGAATACGTTGCGCCAAGGCCAGGTAAGCGTCGTGATGAGCCGTGTCGAGGGGCTTGTTTAGCATGCGTGAACTCCTTTTTACTGTATGTGCATACAGTAATTGAGGAGTATTTCCTACGCAAGCTACAAATCTTTCCTACGCAGCGTGTAATGGCTTCTGAACAGCGCCCACAAAAAAGCCCCGGTTTCGGGGCTTTGCTGACTCAGCAGCGCGTTACAGACGCATCGTCATTTGCCGGATGACTCCGATCAGTTTGCAGTCTTCAGTGACCGGCAAGGTAGGGTAAGCCGGGTTCAGCGGCTTGAGGAAGAAGCGTCCGGCGTCTTCGACGAGCTTCTTGAATGTGGCTTCATTGCTTTCGGGAAGTTTGGCAATGACCAGTTTTCCAGCCGTTGGCTCCAGCCCGGTATCGACCAGAATCAACATGCCTTCAGGGATGCTCTGGCCAGCGGACGCAGTCATCGAGTCGCCTCGCACGACCAGCCAGAAGGCGCGGCCCTTGGCTTTATAGTCGCTGATTTCGAAGGTGTCGGAATAACCGGCCGGGTAGGGCTCGACGGCTTCGCTCCAGCCTCCGGCTTCAACCCAGCTGATGACCGGATAACGATAGAAACGCGAGGGCTGCACCGCAGGCGCCACGTTATCCATTGCGGATTCCTGCCACGGAATGGAGGTCGCGAGGATCGGCAGGCCCAGCTCGGTCAAAAACCGATTGATCACCTCGATTTTCGGCTCGCGCTTGCCGTTCAGCCAATGCCCCACCGCGCCCGGCGTTACACCCATGCGCTCAGCCATTTCTTCCTGGCTGATTTCCTGGGTTTCCATGACCTGTCTTGCGACTTCATACCATTTTCTGTTCATGCGTCGAATCATACAGGCTGTAGGGTGATCGGCAATATACATATTGTAAATGCGAGCTGTCTCTTGAAAATACAGATTGTATTGTCTGCCGCGCAGGCTTTGGGGCGAACTCGTTCGCAAAGCGTCTCCGCGGATCAGGACAGGAAACAGACAATGATCGAGAAAGTAGAAGTGGTCATGCAGCATTGGGGCGAGCAGCGCATGCGCGTAGGGCTGGGCGGCGGATTGAGCAGCCCAATGGCCGGGATCATGGAGTGGGGCGCTTATATTCCGCGTCGCACACCCGGCTCGCGGGCGCTGATCGGTAATGGCAGCGGCATGGACTATATAAGCAGCGAAGTCGAAGCAGCCATTGCACAAATGGCGCGCAGCCCTGCCAAAGGCCGTGGGCCCGAATTGGCCCGACTGGCCACCTTGCGTTATGTCGAAGCGTTGCCGGTCCGCGAACAGATGCGTCTGGTCGGTATCAACGAAGGCGCAGACCGCACCTATCGCAACTGGATCAACAAGCTTCATCAGCAAGTGCTGGCGATTCTTGCCGAGCGTAGCGCCTCGCGAAGCAACAAGGACGACGTTTGCAAGGCTGGATAAGCGCGAATGAACACGGTATCCGATACCGTTTATCCGGGGCGATTGCGCAGCTGTGGTCGAACTCCTGTTGAACTCCGGTCAAACTCGACCCACCCCGAAACTGCCCCTTCCCAGGCTTTCCGGAGGGGGGTAAAAAGGTCCCACGATATGCGATTTGCGCCTCAGGGCTGCCGCCGAACACAGGCTGTTCAGCAGCGCCAACCGGCCAATCGCAACCCACCCCTAACCCCGCTTCGGCGGGGTTTTTCATTGGGCCAGGCACACGGAGGCCTCGTGCACATGTTGAAAGACTTTCGATGCGGCCAGTGCAAGAAACTGCTGGCCCGCCTGGGTGACCACACCGAACTCCAGATCAAGTGTTCCCGCTGCGGAACGCTGAATCATGTGAAGGCCGCGAGCCATGAGTTATCGCCTTTGAGCGAAAGAGGTACAGCAGCGTCGCTGCTGCCTCCCAGTGCTATCTAAAGGTATCAGTCATGTCCAATAGCAGCTCTGCTGTCAGTCAGCTAAAGAATATTCCGCTGGTGGGTATCAACCTGGGTTCGGTGGCCAACGCCGGGCAGATTCTTCCCGGTGAGGCGGGCACGCATTACCAGTGGCCCACTCGCGACACCATCACGACCTGGGTGAAGAATCGCGGCGTTCGCTTGATTCGTTTTCCGTTCGAGTTGCAGCGCGCCATCCAGTTGTCGGCTCAAGACGGTCTGCCGGGTCAAGGCGCGAGCCTGAACACTGACTTTGTCAAACGCTGGAAAGAACTGCTTGGCTGGATTCGCGATGATTCCAACGGCGAGGCCAGAATCATTCCGGACCCGCACCACTACATGCGCCTGCATCGTTACGAGACAGATGCGAACGGCAACCTGACGGGGCGGGTTCTTCCTGCTTCCGAGGCCGGTAATCAGAATGGCTGGAAGGCCACCGAGTCGGTATTGATCAAGGACGGGAACGGCGTTAACGGCTCTTCCTGGAGCGCGGTTCACCTGGCCAACTTTCACCAGAAGCTGGTGGTTGACTGTGATGACCCGATGGTTCTGGGCTGGGGTCTGGGTAACGAGCCGTACTCGAACACCACGGCAGGTGCCAAAGACTACATCACCCTGCCGAACCTGGAGACCTTGTATATCAGCACGATGAATACTGTGCTTCAGGCATTGCGCAACAGCTCGAAAAAGCCGGTTTTCATTTGCGGGCTGGAGTTTGCGAGCGCCAGAAACTGGGCGACGGTTTCGGCCAATCTTCAATCGAAAATTGTCGATCCGGCGAACGCAATCGTCTGGGAAGCACACGCTTACGGTGATTACGATAAAAGCTCCAGCGGCGCTTACGCAGACAACAACGACTCGATCTCGCCGACGGTCTTGCGTGATGAAATCGTAGGTCCGTTTCTGACCTACGCCAAGGCCAACAAGATGGCCGCGTTTATCGGCGAAACAGGCATTCCGCCAACAGCTGCCGGTCGTACTGCTCTGAAAAACCTGCTCGATAAGGCCAAGGCTGAGAAGGTGCCTTTGACACTGTGGGTCGCCGGACCAGGCACCGATGGCGAGAAAATGAGCCTTGAGGCCAGCAATCATGCGGCCACGGTCACGCTGGTTACCCCGTATTTCGCCGAGCGCATCGCGCTGTGGGGTTATGCGCAGGCGTGACGTTGAAGATCCCCCCTTTTTGATGCAACACCGGAGCCCCGCACCAGGGGGCTCTTCCCAGTTTTTTCAGGCCTTCGGCTTTCGAAGGCCTTGATAGTCCACCACGATATCCCGGAGTACCAATGGACCCAACCGACCTAGGCCCAGGCACAGTCACCTGGCTGGGCGGAACGGGCACCATTCTGCTTGGCGGCTTTTTGTGGCTGCGCAAGTTTCTTTCCAGGGATGCAACTGACCGGGCGATGGATAACGCTGATATCGGCACGGTGCGTCGCCTCAATGAACTGCTCGACTCAGAGCGGCAGGCGCGCAAGGAGGCGGAAGCGCGGTCCGATCAGTTCGCCAGGGAGCGCAATGAACTCGCGGCAGCGGTTGGCCGGATGGAGGGCAAGATTGAGGCCCTCACCAGCCATATCGTTCAGCTCACCGACAAGGTCACCACGCAGAGTGCGGAAATTGCCCGGCTCCGCTCCAAGCTCGGAGGTGCCAATGATGCACAGATGCGCAATTGATTTTATCGCTCGCCATTGGTGGCGGCAGATGGAGATCTGGTTGATCGCCGTGCTGCTGCTTGCCGGGTGTCTGATGCTGGGCTTTCAGGCCGGGCAATGGTCGGCCAACGCCGAGCACACCCGGCAACTGGCCGAAATCCGCGCGGCCTATGACGCAGCTCTCGGCAAACGCGATCGCCGTCTGGACAGGCTGGCCGAAACCACGACTCAGGCGGCAGACAAGGTCGAGACTGCGGCGTCAATCGCCAGTCAGGCTGCACATGCGGCCAGTCGCGCTGCGGACAAGGCAGATGAGGCGCTGGGCAAGGCGAACCCATAGACATTGCTTACGCCCGAACAACCTTCAACACACGCGGAAACCCTTATGAAGATCACCCCGATAGTTGCCCATTTGCAGGCGACCTGCCCGACCTTTGCCGGTCGCATCAGTGCTGGCATCGACTGGGCTGCGGTTGCCCTTGGCGATCAGCTTGCGCATCCCTCGGCCTATGTCATTGCCAGCGGCGATGTGGCCACGGCAAACGATCTGCAAAACGTCATCCGCCAGAACATCACCGACCAGATCGACATCGTGGTGGTACTGGAAAGTGACGACAAGCGCGGCCAGCAGGCCAGCGATCAGCTGCATGCCATTCGCGCCGAGCTCTGGCGCGCGCTGGTGGGCTGGAACGCTGACCGCGATTACGACGCGATGCAGTACACCGGCGGTGCGCTGGTGCAGATCAGCGGCGCACGTGTGACGTATCGCTTCGGTTTTGCCGCGCAGTTTCAGTTGGGCCGTAACACCTCGGATCAGCCCGCCGAAACCTGGCACGAAGCGTATCTGGACGGGTTACCCGGCTTCACTGGCGCCACCGTCGAGATGGACTGCGTCGATCCCGCAGACCCGAACCTGAAATCCCCCGGCCCAGATGGCCGTATCGAAGCGAAGTTCACAGCAGAGGTAACACCATGATCCAACGCATCACCGTAGTACCGGCCGAAGGCCGCACTGTGCCGGATCCGGAGGCGGGCGATTTGCTGCCCGTCGAAGGTCGGCAGGTCACCTTCAATGCCTGGTGGCAGCGTCGTCACAACGACGGCGACGTCACCCTTCAGACCGAGCAAACCCCCACCACCTATCAGGCCTTCACAGCCTAACCAAGAGGAAGCCCACTAATGGCTATCAGTTTTAACAACATTCCATCCGACGTCCGCGTGCCGCTGTTTTATGCGGAGATGGACAACTCGGCCGCCAACAGCGCGTCGGCGAGCATGCGTCGCCTGATCGTTGCTCAGGTCAACGACGACGTATCCGGCCCTGAGCTCGGCTCTCTGGTGCTGGTGCCCAGCGTGGCGCTGGCAAAGAACATCGGCGGTCAGGGCTCGATGCTGGCCTCGATGTATGAGATCTGGCGCAAGGCTGATCCGACCGGTGAAGTCTGGTGCCTGCCACTGCTCAACACCGAAGGCGTCAAGGCCGCTGCAACCGTCACCCTGACTGGCGCTGCGACCGAGCCCGGTCTGCTGAACCTGTATGTCGGCGGTGCGCGCGTTCAGGCAACCGTCGTCAATGGTGCGACCGCTGCGCAAGCTGCAAGCGCGCTGTCGGTGAAGATCAATGCCACGCCTGACCTGCCGATCACCGCGGCTGTCGAGGCCGGTGTGCTGACCCTTTCCTGCAAATGGAGCGGGGCCAGTGGCAACGACATTCAGCTGGAATTCAACCGTCTGGGCAAAACCAGCGGCGAAGTCATTCCTGCTGGCCTGACTGCCGCCGTGACGGCAATGACCGGTGGCGTGGGTACGCCTGATCAGCTCAAGGCACTGGCTGCGCTGGGCGACGAACCGTTCGAGTTTCTGTGCATGCCGTGGACCGACACCAGCACCTTGGATGCCTGGAAAGCGGCGATGGATGACAGCACCGGTCGCTGGAGCTGGGCCCGTCAATTGTACGGCCACGTTTACAGTGCCAAGCGCGGCACGGTCGGTACGCTGGTGGCGGCAGGCCAACTGCGCAACGATCAGCACATCACCATTCAAGGCGTGGAAACCGGCGTTCCGCAACCGGTCTGGCTGCAAGCCGCTGCGCTGGCTGCACGCAGCGCTGTGTTCATTTCTGCCGACGCCAGCCGTCCGACCCAGAGCGGCACCATGCCAGGCCTGGACCCGGCACCCGCCAGCCAGCGTTTCACCCTGACCGAGCGCGAATCGCTGCTGCGTTATGGCATCGCGACGGCGTACTACGAAGGCGGTTACGTGCGTATTCAACGCTCGATCACCACCTATCAGAAGAACGCTTACGGCCAGGCTGACAACTCGTACCTGGACAGCGAAACCATGCACCAGTCGGCGTTCATCATTCGTCGTCTGCAAGGCATCATCACCAGCAAGTACGGTCGCCACAAGCTGGCCAGCGATGGCACGCGTTTCGGTGCCGGTCAGCCGATCATCACGCCAAGCACCATTCGTGGCGAGCTGATTGCGCAGTACGCCCGTCTCGAAGAAGAAGGCCATGTGGAGAACGCCGAAGTGTTCGCCCAGCACCTGATCGTCGAGCGTGACGGCAACGATCCAAGCCGCGTGAACGTGATGTTCCCGCCTGATTACATCAATGGCCTGCGCGTGTTCGCGCTGCTCAACCAGTTCCGCTTGCAGTACGACGAAGCGGCATAAGCCTCACCCACCCTTTTCAAGCCCGCCTCGTGCGGGTTTTTTCATTCTGGAGATAAACAACATGGGTCAGAAAGTTGCGGGTACCTGCTACATCAAAGTGGACGGCACCCAATTGACCATCAGCGGCGGCGGCGAAGCCCCTTTGATGAATGTAAAACGCGAGACAGTCGTGCCCGGTTATTACAAGGAAACCGAGAAGACTGCCTGGTTGAAATTCACGGCGGTGCATACCGCGGATCTGCCGCTCAAGCTGCTCACCACGGGTGTGGACATGACCATCACCTGTGAATTCAAGAACGGCAAAACCTACGTCCTGTCCGGCGCCTACCTGGTCGACGAGCCCAGCAGCAAGGCCGACGACGGCACCATCGAGCTGAAATTCGACGGCAATCAGGGGAGCTGGCAATGAGTGAAGTCATCGACTTGGCCAGCCCGATCGAGGCGCACGGAGAAACCCTTTCGCAGGTGACGTTCCGGCGTCCTACGGCGCAGGAAGCGCGGGCGATCAAAGCCCTGCCGTACAAGATCGACAAGAACGAGGACGTATCGCTGGATCTGGACGTCGCGGCGAAGTACATCGCCGTCTGCGCCGGTATCCCGCCCTCGTCGGTCAATCAGATGGATCTGTGCGACATCAACACGTTGAGCTGGAAGGTCGCGAGTTTTTTCATGGCAGCGGCATCAGCGACCTTGAAGGCCTGATCGCCGTCGTTTACGACCTCGCGTACTTCTGGAAGACCGATCCCGAACTGATGATGTCCAGGGAACTGGACGTCATCACCGAGTCGATCTTGCAGGCGCAACGCATCAACCAGATCCTGCAGGGGGAGTGATGGCAGACACTATCAAGACGCTGATTACCGGCGTCGACAAGCTGTCTCCAACGCTGGCAACGATTCGCACCAACGTTGATGGTTTCCAGGCCAGGCTTGAAAGCTCTGGCCTGGGAGGCGTCAAGGTCGGTGAGATGATCAAGAGCAATGCGTTAGCAGAGCCCTTGATTGCCGGGGTAAAGGCAGCGATCGGTTTCGAGACCAGCATGGCCGGCGTAAAGCGCTCGGTCAGCTTTGAAACACCGCAGCAGTTCCAGCAGATGGGGTCCGACATTCTGGACCTCAGTGAACGGCTGCCGGAAAGCGCCAACGGCATCGCGGCGATTGTCGCCGCCGGTGCCAAGGCCAATGTACCGCGCGAAGAACTGACCGGGTTTGCCAGCGATGCCGTGAAAATGGGCATCGCTTTCGATCAGACGGCGGCCGAGTCGGGCGACATGATGGCCTCGTGGCGATCTTCGTTTCAGATGACTCAACCGCAAGTCGCGGCGCTGTCCGAGAAGATCAACGTGCTCGGCGGCAACAATCTGGAAAAGAAAATCGCCACCATGGTCACCGCGATGGGCCCGCTCGGGCCGGTTGCGGGGCTGGCGTCCGGGCAACTGGCGGCGATGGGCGCTACCCTGGCCAGCGTCGACGTGCCAGCCGATGTAGCGGCCAGCGGCATGAAGCGATTCATGCAGTCGCTGACTGAAGGCGGCGCGGCGAAAGCCGGGGCATTCGAGGCGTTGCAACTCGACGTTAATCAACTGACCCAGGGCATGCAGAGAGACCCGTCCGGGACCATTGAAAAGGTGCTGACGGCGGTTTCCAGTGTTGACCCCGGCAAACAGTCGGATGTCATCACGCAGCTGTTCGGCGCCGAATCGCTGGGGGCAATCACGCCGCTGCTGGCCAACCTCGACGTGCTCAGGTCCAACCTGGCCAAGGTCGGCGAGGGCGTGCAGAACAGCGGCACTATCGAGAAGGAATTCGCCGACAACTCTCAGACCACGGCCACGGCCATCAAAGAGATGACCAACCGTGTCGATCGTCTGGGCATCAACATCGGCAGTATGTTTCTGCCTGCGATGAACGAAGCAATGGCCGTGATCGGGCCGATGATTTCTCAGGTCGCTGCACTGGCGGCCGAACACCCTGGCGTGATCAAGGGTGTGGTGGCCGCTGCGATTGCGTTCGGTGTATTGCAAGTTGCGGTAATGACCGCGACGACCGCCATGGGCGTACTGAGCGCGGTGATGGGCCTGTCACCGCTGGGCCTTATCGTACGCGGCCTTGCGCTGGCGGCAGGTTTTCTGATCGCCAACTGGTCGACCGTGGCGCCTTATTTTCAGGCCGTGTGGGAAGCCATTCGTGGGCCTGTCATGGTGCTGTGGGACGTCCTCAAGGCGGTATTTGCCTGGACGCCGCTCGGCATGATCGCGGCCAACTGGCAGCCGTTGTCCGAGTTTTTTGCAGCACTGTGGGATGTGATCAAAGCGCTGGCGACACCTTTTTTCGATTTCATGCAGACGCTGTTCGCCTGGACGCCGTTGGGAATGGTCGTGGCCAACTGGCAGCCGTTGTCCGAGTTTTTTGCAGCACTGTGGGATGTGATCAAAGCGCTGGCGACACCTTTTTTCGATTTCATGCAGACGCTGTTCGCCTGGACGCCGTTGGGCATGGTCGTGGCCAATTGGCAGCCAGTCTCCGAGTACTTCGCCGGGTTGTGGGAAAGCATCAAGACCACTGCGCAGCCTTTTACCGACGTGCTTGCAACACTGTTCAGTTTTTCGCCGCTGGGCATGGTTATCGAGAAATGGCAGCCGATCAAAGCCTGGTTCGCGGATTTGTGGGCGGACATCAAACCGTTCATCGACCCGATCATGAGCTGGTTTGGCGGCGATGGGGACAAGTCCCTGCTGAAAAGCGCCACTGAAAAGGTCAATCAGTTCGCTGAAGAGCAACGGGTACGCAACGCAGGGCCAGGCGGTGGGACCGGGGCGTTTCTGGCTGCCAATGCTGTCGAGACCAGCCGCTCGCAACAGCAGCAGCTCAACCTGGCGACCGGCGTGCCGCCGACCAGTCAATTGCTCGGCGCGCCGAACTTCCCGGCCCCCGGCAACCTGTTGTTACAACAGGGTGCTGCGGGGACCGGTTCGCGGCTTGAAGGCGAACTCAACATTCGTTTTGAAAACGCACCGCCGGGCATGCGTCCGGGACAAGTACAGACCAATCAGCCGGGTTTGACGATTTCGCCAAACGTCGGTTATCGAACCCTCGGCGCGGGAGCCGGATCATGAGTACATGGCGTGACAGCCTGCTGCCAGCGTCTTTCCGGGGCGTCGGTTTTTTCATTGAAAAAGCCGTCGTCCCGGTGGGTCGCAAGGGGCAGTTGCATGAATTTCCACAACGCGACGAGCCGTATTTCGAGTCGCTGGGCAAGCAGTCGCAGGTTCACACGCTGACGGCCTTTATTGTTGGTCGCGACTGTTTTGAACAACGAGACAAGCTGCTTGAGGCGCTGGAGCAGGAAGGGGCTGGCGAGCTGGTGCATCCGTGGTTGGGGCGCATGCCGGTACAGGTCGGGCAGTGCAGTGTCACACACACGCTGAGCGAAGGCGGTTTGGTCAAGCTGGATCTGGTGTTTTATCCGGCCAACCCGCTCAAGTTTCCTGTGTCGACGCTCAATACCCGGCGGCAGTTGCTGGGCGCGTCCGAGAGCCTGCTGGACTCGGCGCTTCGGCGTTACCGCTCGGTCATGGCGACTGTGGATGCCGTGCGCATCAACATTCAGGCGCTGCGAAGCGCGCTGTCCGGGGTGTTTGCCACCATTCAGCGGCAGTTTGCGCCGTTCATGACGATCTATTCGGATGTCACTGCGCTGGTGCATTCGCTGGCTAATGCGCCGCTGACCGTGAGCACGTTGTTTTCCACGTTCTTCGCCAGCTTCGACGGCGACAGGCGTCGATCTGGAAGGGCTGATGGCAGCAGCACTATCGGCGGGGCGAGTATCGGGACGGGTGCTGGCAGCGCTGTCGGCGGCAGTTCCGGTGGTGGCGTTAGCTCCAATGGTTCAGGCGGCTCCGCGAGTGGCAGCAATGGCAGCGGTTCTTCCAGCAGCTCGGCGTCCGGATCGGGTAGCACGTCCACCCGTCAGGCATCCCGGTCGGCTATTAACGGCGGGGCGTCTTCTGTTGAAACAGTCCCTTACCGGTCGGTCATTTCCGAGGCCACACAACAGGCTCAGGCGGTATCCAGCATCAATCTGGTCAACCAGGGCAGCGGGCTGGACACCGGTGTGACGGCTCAGGCCACTGCCAATCTGGTTCAGGATGCACTGTTGGTCAAAGTGGCGAGAATCGTCGCGAGCATGCCGGTGGCGGCGAAGGTCACGCCGCTGACGGTGGTGCCGTCGCTGGATCAGCAGGTGACGCAAGCGCTGCAACGCGTGGATGTGCCGGTTGCCGATGATGTGATCGAGCTGCGGGACACATTGAGCTCGGCCATCTGGGAAGCGTCGTTGAAAGCCGACCCCGAACATTACCTGGCGCTGAACACTTTGCGTCAGGCATTGGTCCGGCACCTCAATGCGGTGGCAGCGTCTGGTGTGCGTCTGGTGGACATGCAGGTGTCCGAACCGCTGCCTGCGCTGGTGCTGGCCTATCGGCGCTTCGGTGACGCCAGCCGTGGGCAGGAAATCGTCCAGCGCAACCGCCTTGCGCACCCCGGTTTCGTGCCGCCCGGCACGCTCAAGATTGCTCAGGAGTGACCCATGATCGACCCTAATGTTGTCACCCTGACGGTTGACGAGCACGACTATGCCGGTTGGAAAACGGTGGAGATCTCGGCCGGGATCGAGCGTCAGGCGCGTAGCTTTGACGTGAGCATTACCTGGCAGTGGCCGGGCACCGAAGTCGCGCATCCGATCATGCCCGGCGCAGCCTGCGAAGTGCGTATCGGTGGCGAATTGATTCTGACCGGCTGGGTGTTCGCTGCGCCGATCAGCTATGACGGCAAGCAGGTCACGCTGAAGATTTCCGGTCGCTCGAAAACCGCCGACCTTATTGACTGCGCGGCCATCAACAAGCCGAGCCAGTGGAAAGAAGTCGGGGTGCTGAAGATCGTTCAGGCGCTGGCTGCTCCCTACGCGTTGTCGGTAATCAGCGAGATCCCGGAAACCTCGAAAATGGCCGATCACACCATCGAGCCTGCCGAAAGCGTGTTCAAGTCCATCGACCGGCTGTTGACCCTGTTCCGGATTTTTTCCACCGATGACGAGTACGGCAATGTGGTGCTGGCCAGACCGGGCAGTCGAGGGCAAAGCGCAGACGCGCTGGAACTCGGCAAGAACGTATTGAGCGCCAGCATTGCGCGGGATTTTTCCGGACTTTTCAGCGAGTACCGGGTCATTGGTCAGCAGGCGGGCAATGACAAGACGTTCGGCAAGGAAGCATCAGAGGTTTCAGCGGTCGTCACCGATGACAGGAACAAAGAGCGCCTGCGCGTGCTGATCATTCATGAGGATGCGCCGATCACACCCAGGCTCGCGCTGAGTCGTGCCAATTGGGAGCGTGGTCAGCGGGCAGGCAAAGCGCTGCTCACCACTTACAGAGTGCAGGGCTGGCGGCAGTCCAACGGCGCGCTCTGGCGGCACAATACGATGGTGCAGGTGGTGGATCCGGTCATCGGTCTGGGCAGGAACATGCTGATTTCAGCCGTGACCTACTCGCTGACCGACCAGGGCACCACCACGACGCTGGTGGTCGGTCCGCCTGAAGGTTTCCAGGCCGAGCCCGGTGACCCCAACAAGCGCAGCAAAGTGCAGCTCAATCAGGACGCTTACTCCTGGCTGCTGCCTATCGATGAGGAAACAACCGCATGAGCTTACTCAATCGCATGCTGGTGCGCGGCACGGTGGTGCTCGCCAAAGCCAGCAGCAAAATGCAGGCGCTGCAAATGCGCCTTACCGCCGGGGAGGTCAAGGACGACATGGAGCATTTCGAGCCTTACGGCTTTACCAGCAACCCGCTGGCGGGCGCCGAGGGCATCGCCGCCTTTATCGGCGGTGACCGGTCCCACGGCTTGCTGCTGGTCGTGGCCGACCGCCGTTATCGTCTTAAAGGACTGCAATCGGGCGAAGTGGCGATCTACACCGACGAGGGCGACAAGGTCCACCTCAAGCGCGGCAAAGTCATCGACATCGAAACCGGCACCTTGAACATCAAGGCCGCCGTGGCGGTGAATTTCGACACGCCGCAGATTACTCAGACCGGAAAGATCGTGTCTCAGGGTGATCAACTCGCCGGAGGCATCAGCCAGATCAGCCATCTGCATGGCAATGTGCAGGGCGGTAATGGCCAGAGCGGGCCGCCCGTCGGAGGTGCCGGATGATCATTCAAGGCTCTTTGCAGGCGTCCTTGCTGCGCTCGGTGGTCATCAGCCTGTTCACCTGGCGTCGCGCCGAAGCGGACGATCCGTTCGACGATGCCGAACGCTTTGGCTGGTGGGGCGACACCTACCCGGCGCAGGCCAATGACCGCATCGGCTCCAGGCTGTGGCTGCTGCGTCGGGTCCGGCTTACCGCGCAGACCCAGCGTGACGCCGAGTTCTATGCGCGCGAAGCGCTCGCCTGGCTGATCGACGATGGTCAGGTCAAGCACATCAACATCCTTAGCGAACAGGTTCAGAGCAATCGCCTGAACCTGGGCGTCGAGCTGGTCGTCTCCGACGGTCAGGTCGTGCGCTTCAACCCCTCTGAACAGTGGCAGGTGATTTATGCCGTTTGAAACGCCCACGTTACCGGCGCTGATCAACCGAACCCAGGTCGACCTCGCCGACGAAGCGCTGCGCCAGTCCGATGCTCGGGTACTGTCGCGCGCGCACAGCGGTGCAGCCTATGGGCTGTACGGCTATCAGGACTGGATCGCCGACCAGATTCTGCCGGACACCGCCGACGAGGACACCCTCGAACGGCAAGCCATCCTGCGCTTGCGCCAACCACGCAAGGTTGCACAGGCCGCTAGCGGTTCGGTGCGCTTTACCGCTGCGGCCGGGGCCGTGCTGGATGCGGACACCGTCCTGCAATTCAGTGATGGACGCTTCTTCCGGGTGACCAAAGGCGTGACCACGGTTGCGGGCAACAACACGACCACGGTCGAAGCGGTGGATGCAGGCATTCTCGGTAACGCCGATGCTGGCCTGGTGATGACGGCGGTGCAGCCGATCGAAGGCATCGACAGTACGTTCATCGTGATCGGCGACGGTCTGGTGGGCGGTATCGCGCAGGAAAGTATCGAGTCGTTGCGCGCGCGCGTGGTGCGCTCTTATCGAGTGATCCCGCATGGCGGCAATCAGGACGATTACGTGACCTGGGCGCTGGAGTTGCCGGGCGTGACACGTGCCTGGTGCGTGCGTCGTTACATGGGGCCGGGTACCGTAGCGGTGTTCTTCATGCGTGATGATGAAGTCAATCCGATCCCCGATGCCGAACAGCTGGCTGAAATGGCCGCTTACATCGAGCCGCTGCGTCCGGTCACCGCTGACGTGTACGTGCTGGCGCCGGTGCAGAAGCCGGTGGTCTACACCATCAGACTGACACCCGATACCTCGGCGGTGCGCGCGGCGGTCGAGGCCCAGTTGCTGGACCTGCACAACCGCGAGGGCGGACTGGGCGAAACCCTGCTGCTGACGCACATCGCCGAAGCCATCAGTCGCGCCACCGGCGAAACCGATCATGTGCTGGTTTCGCCCGTCGCCAACGTCACGGCGGCGGCCAATCAGTTGCTCACGTTCGGGGGCATTTTATGGTCGTCATAAGAACTGCCGAACACTACGCCGAGCAATTGCAGGCGCTGCTGCCACCCGGCCCCGCCTGGGACCCGGAGCGCGTGCCGGAAGTGCGACAGGTCATGACCGGCCTGTCTCATGAGTTTGCGCGCATCGATGGCCGCGCGTTCGACCTGCTCAACGAGATGGACCCTGCCACCGTCAGTGAGCTGGTGCCGGATTGGGAGCGGGTCATGAACCTGCCTGACCCGTGTCTGGGGCTCAAACCCTTGTTCGCCGACCGGCGCCTGTCCGTGCGCCAGCGGCTAGTGGCAGTGGGAGGGCAGAACGCAGCGTTCTACATCGACATTGCCATCAGCCAGGGCTACCCCGACGCCACCGTGACCGAACACCGAGCGCCCCGTATGGGGCGTTCGCGTTTTGGTCAGGCGCACTTCGGCACCTGGAACGCGCAATTCATGTGGACCCTGAACACCGGCGGCCGCCAGCGGCTGGGTCGGCGCTTCGGGGCCAGCTACTGGGGCGAACGGTTTGGGGTCAATCCCGGCGTCGCTATCGAGTGTTTGATTCGTCGAGCAGCACCGGCGCACAGCGTCGAATTCGTTAACTTCAACTGAGGAACACAATGTGGATTATCCCAAGAGTGTGCCAAGCGTAGGCTTGGTCAGCGGCAAATTTGTAGATGAAAACCCGGCCACCGGCACGCCCGGCTCGCTGATCCCGGCGGCATGGGGGAACGCGGTGACGCAGGAGATTTTGAACGTCATCCAGGGTGCCGGCCTGGTGCCCAACGAGGCGGATGTCACCCAGTTGCATCGGGCGATTCTGGGCCTCGCCGCGTCTGATTATAAAAAGGCCGTGCGCTGCGCCACGACGGTGTCGATCGGCTTGAGCGGCCTGCAGACCATCGACGACGTCACGCTGGTCGCGGGCGACCGCGTGCTGGTCAAGAATCAGGACACCCCGGCGCAGAACTGGATTTATCTGGCTGCGGCAGGCGCCTGGACGCGCGCGCAGGATGCGAACGAAAGCAATGAATGCAGCCCGGGACATCTGGTACCGGTGCAGGCCGGAACGAAGAACGCCGGAACGGTATGGCAGTTGGTTAACACAGTGTTTCCCGTGTTGGGTACAACTGCGCTGGTGTTCGAGCGTTTGCTGGGTCGCAGCGGGGTGGCGGCGGGTGATTACACGCGTGTGAAGGTCAACAAGTTCGGCCAGGTGGAGGAGGGTAGCAACCCGACGACGCTCAGCGGTAATGGCATATTGGATGCGTACACCAAAGCCGAGGCAGACTTGCGCGATCTTCAGCGGCCGCTGCGAGACTCCATTACGTATGTCGGCCTGGCCAGTAATAGTCCTGATGCGCCGTACATGCGTCGTGAGTCCGATGGAGCGTTAGTTCTTCTGCAACCGAGCCTGGGTTTTGCGCCGGTGCAACAAGGTGGCGGTACAGGCCAGCTCAACAATCTGGTGAAGATTGGCTGGTCGAACAACGGTCTCAAGGCAATGGTCGATGCGACTGATCTTGGCAATCTCTGGTATTCCAACAACTTCAATCCCGCCACCAAAGCCGATTGGGGCACAACGCTGGCGGCTTATAAAATCACCGATGCTTACACCAAGGCGGAGGTGTATGCCAAAGGTGAAGTTGATTCGCGTGTGGCCGCTAGAGCGCTGGCTGACAGCATCACTTATGTGGGCCTTGGTAGTGGTGATCTGGCGCAGCCCTACATGCGACGGGCTGCCGACTTAGTCATCTGCTGGCTTCAAACCAAGCTGGGGTATACGCCCGTTCAGCAAGGTACAGGCGTAGGCCAAAACAGCGGTGCCGTCGTAAAGATTGGTTGGTCTTCCAGTGGCCTCAAAGCCACCGTTGATGTTACGGACATGGGCAATCTCTGGTACGCCAACAACTTTGATCCAGGCAGTAAGGCCAACTGGGGCAGCACGCTTGCTGCCTATGGCATTACTGATGCTTACACAAAAGCTGAAAGTGATGCCCGTGACTTACAGCGGCCTATGGCAGACTCGATCACTTATGTCGGCTTTGCCAGTAACGACCCAACACTTCCTTACATGCGTCGCGCCTCAGACGGTGGTGTGTATTTACTGCAACCACGAATTGGCTTCCCGCCCATCGAACAGGGCGGCGGCCCGAACATGTCTACTAACAAAGTCCGCCTTGGCTATAACAGTGCCGGAAGCCTGCGCCTGCAGGTAGACAATTCCGACTTCGGCGACCTGATCAATGATCAGAACCTGCCTGCAAAACTTGCCGGGTTGGGTTTGAGTGCTATTGGTTCTTACGCTTTTGCACGGGTTATCACATCACCGGGGGCAGTCAATCAGGGTGGTGTGATAGCAGGAAACAACCTGATCTATAGCTCCACAAACGGCAGTGATGGCGGCTCCAATAACTCCGGCCTTATCGGCGTGGGCACGTGGCGCGCGCACGGTGCTTTCTCGGGCGGTGAACGCACTCTCTTTCAACGAATTTCTTAAAGGTAATCACATGAACACAGTATCAAGCGCTCGTAACCCTCGCTGGTCCGACCAGGCCCATACCTCTATCGTTCTTCGGGTGATCTTCGAGGAGACCAAGGATGTGTATGGTGAAGTGCCTTTCGCCGCCTCTGCTGCTGACCCGGAGCCGCACGGCGTAGACCTTTTCAATCGCGCAGTTGCCGGTGAGTTTGGCGAGATTCTTGAGCCGACCGAAGAGATGGTGATGGCGCACGTCATGATTCTGCGCGGCGGCTTCTCGGCCGAGGCCACTGCGAAAATTAACGCACTGGCTAATGAGCTGGACACTTTGCAAGATGCCGTTGCATTGGGTTTGGCCACTGAAGCTCAACTGAACGCCATGCCTGCGCTGAAAGCCGAGCTTGGTGCCTATCGACTGTACCGGGTGCAGCTCGCCCAACTCGATGCGCTCTCGGGCTTTCCGATGTCGTTCGATTGGCCCGTGCCACCTGCGACGCCATTTGTTTACGTGCAGCAACCGGAAGAGCTGGCAGCTCCAAGGGGCGTAAGTGAAGACGAACTGCCCAAGCCATAACGCCCCGCACTGACGGGGCGTTGTTTTATCTGCAATCCACGTGGTTTTAAACAGGAGCGCTTTATCAACTCGGGGTGCAGCCTGGTTCTGTAAGCCCCACAGGAGGATCAATGCTTATCAACCAGCAACAACTACTGAAAATCCTCCCCAACGCCGGCCCGCAAGCCGGCGTTTTTGTTCCTGCGCTCAACGCCGCCATGACCTGCTACGCCATCGACACCCGGCTGCGCATCGCCGGATTCATAGCCCAGGTCGGGCATGAATCCGGGCAGCTTCGCTACGTGCGTGAACTGGGTAACAACAGTTACCTGGCCAAGTACGACACTGGGCAGTTGGCGTTGCGTCTGGGCAATACGCCTGACGCAGATGGCGACGGCCAGCTCTACCGGGGTCGCGGGCTGATTCAGGTGACCGGGCGTGCCAACTATGAAGCGTGCGGGGAGGCGCTGGGGCTGGATCTTTTGCGCCAGCCGCAACTGCTCGAACAGCCAGACCACGCGGCCATGTCGGCGGCGTGGTTCTGGGACCGGGCCAACCTCAACGTACTGGCAGACAAGGGCGACTTTCTGATGATAACCCGCCGTATCAACGGTGGCACAAATGGTCTCGCTGACAGGCAAGTGCTGTATCAGCGGGCACTGGAGGTGCTGCCGTGAAAGCGCTGGATGTGCGATTCCTGATCCTGGCATTCGTGCTGGGTTCGGGGCTGGGCACATGGACGGCCTGGAAGTGGCAGGCGGCGTGTTACGGCCTGCAACTGTCCGCGCAAGCGCAGGGTTATCAGCGCGAGCGTGAGCAGGCGGCGCTGGCGGTCATCGACTGGCAGAGCGCCGAACAGGCCAAAAGGCGCGCGCTGGAAATGCGCCTGCGTGACAGCGACACAACCCTTCACAAGGAATTGAGCGATGCACAGACCTCTCAAACTCGTTTGCGCGACCGTCTGGCCACTGCTGATCTGCGGCTGTCAGTCCTTCTCGCCAACCCCCTCGCGAATGATGGAATGCCAGCCGCCGCCGACGCCGGCGGCCTGGTTCATGGAAGCGCGCGAGGCGAACTTGACCCGGCGGCTGCTGGGCGAATTGTCGCCATCACCGATGACGGCGATCAAGGATTGATCGCCTTGAAGGCCTGCCAGGCTTATGTGCGCGAGATTGCGCACTGATGTTCCTTTCTGCACCCCCACCCCTCGGCCAGCGTGCCCCCGTCTCAATCCCGCCTCCGCAAGGAGGTGCGGCCCTCTTTACAAGCCTTTGATGCCCTATCAATCGGTCCCGCCCGGTACATTCATATTGCACCGGCCCATTCGGTACGCTAATGTCCCGAAACGTACCAACGAGACCCCCTCCCGTGACGACAGTCAGCAAGCTTTTGATGCGCGTTATCAAGGCTCACGCCCGTTGGCGTTGGCGCGCCTGACTATTTCCTTGCCGGCCCGGCCGGACCCGTACCTGTATGCCTTCGATTCGTGATGCTTTTCGCCCCGTTCACCTCATGCCTTGCGGCTGAAGAGGGACGGCATGAGTATCCGGAAGGCCTGAATCAAGTCAGTAAATCAAAAGGTTGATAGCAAAATGTTGCTGATGATCGATAACTACGATTCCTTTACCTACAACGTCGTGCAGTACCTCGGTGAGCTGGGCGCAGACGTCAAAGTCATTCGTAACGACGAACTGACCATCGCCCAGATCGAGGCGCTGAACCCGGAGCGCATCGTGGTCTCGCCCGGCCCGTGCACGCCCAATGAAGCGGGCGTCTCGCTGGAAGTGATCAATCACTTCGCGGGCAAGCTGCCGATTCTGGGTGTTTGCCTGGGGCATCAGTCCATCGGTCAGGCGTTCGGCGGCGAGGTGGTGCGCGCGCGTCAGGTGATGCACGGCAAGACCAGCCCGGTGGTGCACGAGGACGGCGGCGTATTCGCAGGTTTGAACCATCCGTTGGTGGTAACCCGCTACCACTCGCTGGTGGTCAAACGCGATACCCTGCCCGAGTGTCTGGAAGTGACGGCATGGACTGCACTGGAAGACGGTTCGGTTGACGAGATCATGGGCCTGCGTCACAAGACACTGAACGTTGAAGGGGTGCAGTTTCACCCTGAGTCGATCCTGACCGAGCAAGGTCACGAGTTGTTCGCCAACTTCCTCAAACAGAGCGGCGGCCAGCGTCAGGGCTAA